GATGTTATCACTATATGCCAGAAGAAGCCGTGGTGGGATAATGTTATAGGTGGTGCTATTGACATAGCTGGCACACAACACCAAGGCATGGCTTCCCCTGTAGAGGTTTGGGGAAGTAAGGGTAAAGTAGCCCTGGTCTACAAGAAGGTGAATGTAGAAGACGGGATAGACTTGTTCCGAACTCAGCTAAAACAGCATCCTGTTACCTTACAGGCAGGATTTGTGTTTGACCCTAAATGCAGAGGGATTATCTCAGAGATGGGTGGAGGACGCTCACCACTATCAGAAGGTGGGGGTATATGGATGAGAGATAAGAATACAGGTGTGGCTCTCCGTAAGAATGACCACGGATGCAAGGCAGTGATATATCTATTGGCGAACAAGTTTTTATATACAGTAAAGGGAGACAGATTACCCCACCTAAGATTCACAGGTGAGCCTGCACGACAAACCTTTAGAGGGAGATAAGTTATGAAACAACCACAAGCTCCAACAGTAGATGAAATAAAGAAGAAACTCTCAGCTTGGGAGACCTATTATCAGAGACATCACCAGAATCAAAAAGACATAGATGAGTTCTATGAACTGACGTTTAGTGCCCAAGTGCCTAAGCGGTATCCGACACGCAAGCCTTCAACGGCTAGGGATTGGATTGACGCTGGCGTAAGGCACTACACACTTGATAACCCCAAGATGATAGTGTATGCCCGTAGAAATTCTGATGAAGCCCGCAGGCAAGCTGCGGCAATAGAAAACTGGGGAAACTTCTTCCTGAAATTAAGCCGCAGGCAAATCAAAGATGTTGCAAAGAAAGTTTTGCTTCGTGGAGAGGGCATCATCAAACTCAATATGGACGACATTTACTTTGGGGATTATAACGGCAAGCCTATTGACTCCCTAGATGTTAAGGAACTAATGGAATACAGGGAGAAGCGGTTATACCACTTCCCTCTTTATATGACTATTCCAGACCCTATCAATGTTTTCTGTTCTACTGCCCACGAGGGGCTTATGCCACTAGAAGTAATAGAGTGCTTTGAGGTTACTGTCTCTGAGGCTGAAGCTATGTGCCAGAAGAACGGATGGGTGTTCGACTCTAAGAACAGGAGACCAGATGAAAAGGTTACGTGGATAAGTTATTACTCTTGCGACTGGCGATGCTTTATCCTTGATGATGTTCCCGTGTTAAAGGGACAGGTGCAACGTAATATTTTCGGCTTTGTCCCTTATGTGCATTTCAGTGCTATGGCTGGACAGACTGGATATGATGGCAAACCAGAGTATGAATACAGACCCTTAATACATGGGAAGCAGGATATGTTCATTATGGAGTCAAGGATGCTCTCGTTTATTGATGCTATCAATGCCCGTCATGCCTTCCCGAGGCATGTGTTTAAGGGCAATCCAGAACTTATCAAGAAACATTATCCTCATGGTATTCCTACCGACCCAGAGGAAGTCCTGATTGAGATACCTGACCAGATGGAGATTAGGATTCTTGATGGCGAGAAGCCGCCAGAAGGATTATTCGCAGAATTTGGGATAATGGAACAACTGGCTGCTCCGCCCGCTGCTCTTAGTGGGGTGAGACCCATAGGAGTATATGGCAGCGCACATCAGGAAAGCCTGATGGCTTCTGCCTTATCGCAGTATAAGGATGCCTTTATGAGTTTACAGGAGGCATTGGCTACCGTACTTGGTATGGGCTTGAGGATTATGGAGCAGACATACCAGCATGACGTGATGATTAAGAATCTTTCCTCTGATGCTGCTAAGGTGTACCAAATTCTCAAAGTTAGCGACATTAAGGGTTATTACGACTGTGAAGTTAAACTGCTTGCTGAGCCTCCAGAGGCTACCGATACACGCAAGGCTCTCGGAAAGGCTTTCTGGCAGGGTGGTGCAATTAGCAAGGATAAAATGCTGAGAGAATACTTCGATATGTCACAGCAAGAAATACAGGATGAAACAGCCCAACAGCTTGCCGAGAAGGTAATGGAAGACCCGCTGGTTGGTGGAGCTTTGGGACGAGATGCTCTGGAGATGTTTGGCATGGAGAAGGCTGCCCAAGCTGTCAAGGAAATAGATGCCCAGACAGCAGCATTAGGCAAGCAACCCTATCTTGGGGTAGGTGCTACTCCTCCGAGTCAAGTAGGTGAAGGCATGGGTGTAGCTACTGATGCCGTACAGAAAATGGATAGAAGTGCTGGAGTAGGCACTAATCCAAGCCCAAGGGTACAAATGGGGGGATAATGGCAAACGTACTGACAGAAGCCATGTTAAAGGCACACAAGATGCTGGTTAATGTTGATAAAAGATTTGGGGAGATAGGGGCGATGCCTTATGGCAAGAGAAAGGCTACGCCAGCAGAAAGCAGGGAACAGAAAGCAAGGGCAGAAGAGGCAGAAATGCAGGAGTTATTAAATGGCTGAAGACAAACCTATACAAACCGCAGGAACGGTATTAGAAAAGCATGGGGGAATGGGAACTTTTTATAATCCCGACCACCAAGCAATAGCTGATGCAGTAAGGTCTGGCGAATTACCCCGCGCTGATGTAAACACACTTACTAGCTTTCAGTTATCCTCTCTAGGACAAAAGGAATATGCAGCGTTATACCCCGAAGTCTTCAGTGGTGGTGGGCTTCCGCAGGCTCAGGTTATGTCACCTGAAGCTATGGAAATAGCAGCCCTTAGAGAATTACGTAATAGCTTTATCGGGCTTGGCATGGATATTTACAGAACCATGATAGATAATAGGATTGCCTCGCTAGTAAGGCAAAAGAGAATGGGAGGTTGGGAAATAGCGAGGGAACAAGAATTTCCGCTTCCCGATTGGATGAGACCACTCTTGGGGCTTCCCCCAGTACAAGCAGCGGAAGAAGATATGGGACGTGGGGGATTCAGGAAGGAACAAAAGCAGCCTACAATTTCTGCTGAAGAAGCAAGGGAGCTTAAACTTGCTCCGCTAGGGGCACAAACGGAACTAGATGTTGACCAGCAAAAATATCTGTCCTCTTTCCTTGCATGGCAAAAGGCTGGTACGCCATCAGGTTGGGAACGGTCAGGGATGGAGGCATTTCAACGCATGTCTCAGGGTCAAGGCGACTGGTGGGCAGAGTTCCAGCGTAAATCACAAAGTATGTTCCCATCATCTCAGAGACTTGGAGTGCAACGGAGAGTTGCCTCCCAATAGGAGTGTTATGCCTAAAGAGCTTGAAAAAAAACTAAAAGCACAGGCAAGGAAAAAGTTTCCAAAAGATAAAGAGCGGCAAGATAAATATGTCTATGGAGCTTTAAGGAAAACTGGTTGGAGCCCTTCTCATCAAAAAAGGAAGAAATAGTATGGAATGGTGGAAAACCACTGATATAGTTAATAGCTTTGCTGATGCTGTGAATGCACAGATGAATAAAGCCATTGGCTCATATACGAATAAATATAAAGAGCTAATGACTCGGAACGCCCAAAACGAGGCAGAGGCGAAGGCAAAAGCACAGCAAATCTTCAAAGCTCGGGCTAATGCTAAAAGGTGTGCTAACGCCGAGGATAGATTAAGAAGGGCTAATAAACACCTCTTGGAGTTGGGTTTCACTGACCAGATTCCGATAACCCAAGATACCATTAACAGAGAGATGTCTGGTGGATTTGCGAGTGATGTTATTCAGCAAGCACTTACAGGTAGTTACCAGGCCAGGGAAAAAGAACTCCTGAAAGCTGCCGAGCATGACGTAAAACTCACGACACCCAACTGGAACAAGATGACATATGAAGCCCAACAGGACTTGATACAACAAAACTATCAGGCTAAGGTGAAGGCTATGTATCCCGAGGGCAGGTATTCCTTGGCTGACCCGAGTAGTTTTACATACCAATATTCTGTTGATAAACTTGTTGAAGGTGGTTACATGGAAGCACCACCAGAGCAAGGAGAACCAGTAACAAGCATTGAGGAATGGTATCCAAATGCAGTTATTTCTGAACAAGGTGTAGAGATTGAAAATGGGCTTATACTTATGCCTGATTACTCTGTTGTTAGTAGCAACCAAACAATAGGAAGAATAGACCCCAAGACTGGAGATTTTATAGAAAAGGAGTTAGCTTGGTGGGAGAAGTTAGGGAATATACTTAAATGGCTTCCCCCCAATATACCAAGCACCCTGATTGAGAAGTATGGCCTTGCTGCTATTGAAAAGGTTGATTTGCCTTTTATGATACAAGACCACGCCTTAGAATTGAACAAACGACAAGACCTAACAGCCGAGCAATCTCATTTTATGGAACTTTACAAAGAGGAGGTTGGCGAACCGCCTACTGAGAATCTATTATTGTCTATAATACACCAACCCTTGAATATTATTAAGACTTGGGTAGGTGCTGATTTAAGCCCCTCAGAAGAACTCAAAGAGGCATATTATGACAGTACAGGCGTTGCTACTAGGATACTACATGGTGTCGCTACTCCATTATCGGTGGCTTTATTTGCTGCTGGTGGACTAGGTGGGGCTACGGCAGGAGAAGCTAGGTTGGCCAAGGTGGCAGAGCGGGGGGGAAAGGTTGGCAGGGCTGCACAAGTAGGACAGATGGTAACTGCACCTATGGCTGGGTTTGAGTCTATTGCGTCATCTGTAACAAACAGGGTACTTGGCGGTATTCTATCTAAGGCACAGCAAATAGCTACTAGGACAGCTTTACGTGCTGAAGCTGCAAGGGTAGGGATACAACTAACTCCAGAACTAGAGAAGAGTATTCTTGCATCTTATAGAATAGCACTTGAGCAAAAATTGAATCAATCATTAGTTACTTGGATGGCGAGGAATCCCACTATTGAATTAAGTAATGACTTTCAAGAGAAACTTATCAATACTCTCCTAGCTAAAGCGTCCCCAAAATGGAGTGCTGGCATAATTATGGATACCTTAGAGGGGACTATTACTGTTACACCTAAATTGATTACCACGAGTGCTGAAAGGGCAGCTACAGAACTTACGGCTAATCTTCCAGCAGTTATAGATGGGATAATTAAAACTCCTGCTGTGGGAGTAGCGGGTGCAACAGTTGCCCCCGCAGTAGTCGTTGGGGGAGTGCCAGCAGTAACACTAATTCCGTCTACCCTAGAAGCAGGCGTTTACTCCATCAAGATGGGCGATGAATCCGTTGGCGCAGTGGCTACATTCCCGCAGGAAGATTCCCTCTTTGTTAATAGAATTTCCATAAAGGAGGAAGGTACTGTAACCCGTTCTATGCTGGTTCAGCTAGACAATCTTCTTGGCAATATGGCAAAGGAACAGGGGAAGCAGTTTTTGAGAATAGCTGTCAGGGAAGAAAATTTGGGACTCTACAAGAGGGCAGGTTATATTCAAGAAGAAGGGACAAATATTGTCAGGAAGGATGTGTCTGAATATCAGTATGCTCCTACTACCGCTCAGGTAGAAGCAGTAAAACTTACTACAACCGCAGAGGAAATTACTGCAAAACCCACAGAGGGTAAGATAATACCCGAAACTGAAGCTGTTGCCAAAGAACCCTGGCAGATGACAAGGAAAGAAGCCACAGCACTATATCTTGAGGAAATAGCCAAAGATACTCCTGACCCCAATGACGCTATTAGATTAAATAAACTGGCAAATAATATTCGCAATCTACCTGAAGGCGAGAAAATAAAAGTAGATAGCCCTTACCTGAAAGCCGAAGTTTCAGTTGGTCAGTCGAAGCATAGAGTAGCTGTAGAAGGTGCCCTCTCAGAAGGCAAACCAGTACCCCAAGAAGTATTAAAAGATTATCCTGAATTTCAAACCACCGCCCTGGCTGAAGGTGGGACAATAACAGGGGAAGCCTTTGAAGGCACAGTTGAAGTTACTGGACTAGAGCCTGTAAAGGCTATCAGAAAGATACACTCTAACTGGATAGCCCGCAGGACACAATATGATGCTACTAAGAAAGCATTAGTAGCCTATGTCAAGAAACATGTACCATTAGAAGCTAGGGGTAAAATGCTTACCTCTGTTCAGAATGTTAAGACTCCATTGGGATTAACCAAGGCTATACTCAAGGCTGATGGATATGCTGAACAAGCAGCCCAGAAAACCCTGCGAACACAGATAACTAGCCAATTAAGAAGAATATCCCCTAAGAATCAATATGGTAGATTCACCGCAGAGATACAAGGGAAGCTCAATGCTATCAAGGCTAATGCAAATGAGGACAGGGCAAAAGTATATGAGAGAATCGGTGATACCATAAGAGCTATGGATGAAAATAAAATAACTCCAGAGGATGGCCAGAAAGCTCTTGAGATTCTACAGATATCAGGCTTAAAGGGGATGACCTCTGGGGAGTTAGCTTTCGCTCTGCAAGAGATTAAGACCCTAAAGGCAACTGGGCGAAGCCTGTTTGCTGCACGAAAAGAAGCAGAGGCGGCAAACTTTATCCCACGAGAGGTAGCCATTGACCAGGCAACAGGCGGCAAAGGGCTAAAGGCTGGACGGGGGACTGTTTCTACGGAGAAGTTGCGTCCCAGAATAACTAAGCCAAAAGAATTTGTTACCTTCTGGCAATATGGATTGGACGATGTACTCGACTGGATTAGTAGATTTAGTAAGACCAAGCCTTACCAGAGTGTCTTTAGTCAAATAGGTTTCGGATTACACATGGCTCGCAGTATACAGCAGAAGGGTGTAATTGAGTACGAAGCCCAAACGACCAACGCCCTAATTAGAATATACAATGTAAAGAAGGGTAGGCAGCTTTGGCAGATGCTACGGAGTATGAAGCATGACAATATAGACCTTGGCACGTTTATTAATGCGGCTAATGAGAAAGTTGATATATCATTAACCAAAGGGCAAGTCATACAGAAGTATCTTGAGATGCAAGACCCGACCCTTGATGAAACCTTCCGTAATCCTGCCCCAGATGGGATGAAGTGGACTGATGAGATAATGACTGCCATCAGGGGAGCGATGACGAAAGAGGATATAGAGTTTGCCAACTGGCTCACTGAATTTTATCAAGAATATGGCAAGACAATCAAGACAGTATTTGAGGATAAGTATCATATACCTTTCCCCGACAACCCTCACTGGGTACACTTGACAAGGGTAAAGGAATCTGGTGATTATGCCCACCTGCTTATGGCTATGAATGGTTATAGGGTTGCTGGCATTGGGAACAAGAGCTTGATTGCAAGAAAGGCTAATAAAATAGCACTGAAGTTTACGGATGTCCTTGATGTCCATGACCGCCACATAATAGAAATGGAACACTTCAAGGCTTTTGCCGTTCCCATGAAACAGGCACGGATGATATTCGGAGATAAGGAAGTCAGAACTGCCATCGAGCAGTATAGTGGGAAGGAAGCTGTAGCCCATATTGACCTTCACCTGGACCAGATAGCTAGTGACGGAAAGATTGGTGCTAATATCGTGGAGTTCATTGATAAATTCAGGGGGCATTTTACACTTGCTGCCTTGGGGGTAAAGATTGCAGTTAGTGTTAAACAGGCTTTATCTCTACCTGCATATCTATTCTATGAACAGATGCCAGTAAGGGACTTCTTTACTGGAGTCGCTGACTTCTGGGCACACCCGATGCAAAGTATACAAGAGATGAAGGAGTTATCTGGACACTTATCTGAAAGATGGGGAAGCGGGCATGAGAGAGATGTTCGTCTTGTCAAAGCAAAGGATACAGCGGGGAGATTGTCCCAATACCGAAACTGGCGTGACCTCTTTATGTTGGGGATAACGAAAGTTGATATGGCTACAACCTCTGCTGGCGCATGGGCTGTTTACAAGTCCATGTTGAAGCAGGGAATGTCCAAGGCAGACGCTATCACTCATGCAGAGATAGCCACTGACCGCACTCAGCCCTCATTTGGACTAGAGGACATGGCGGCACTGCGAAAACAGGGTTCGTGGGGTAAACTATTTACCATGTTCCAAAGCCAGCCGAATAAGTATTACCGTGCTATTGCCAGTAGCATCTGGAATCTTAAATATGGGCGTGGCTCAAAGGCAAGGAATATAACAACCCTGCTATTAGCATTGTGGGTATTACCAGCTTTATTCCAGTTAGTAACCGATGGCTTCCAGTGGAAAGAAGAACACCAAGCTAGAGTAGCCATACTCGGAGCAGGCAATTACTTACTTGCTGGCGGACAGATTCTACAGGGAATGTGGGGACATATAACAGGTGAACCTCACGAAATAGAAGCCACTCCTTTGTTCTCTACGCTAAATGAAATCGAGTGGTCTCTTAATGGAATTAATAAGTTATTGGAACAAGGCAAAGACCCATTGCAGGATGTAGATACTGACCAGTTAGTTACTACAATAGAGCATATTTCTAAACTTGCGGGGCAAATGGCAGGAGTTCCTACGCCATACGCAGTTCAATTAGAAAGAGCGATAAGGAATCACGACCCGAGACAGATAATATTCTCGCAGTATGCACTTTCAAATGAAGAAGATGTAAATAAAGAATACCGTGACCTGTATGCACAAGCATGGGGTTACGATAACTGGAAGGACATGCCTGAAGGTGATAAGAATACCGCAGGTACAAAGGCTCATTTTAATAGTCTAAATTCTTAGGGGGAATATCCCCCAGAATCCCCTAATTGGCGGTTTTAAGCCGATTCTCAGGGGTTTAAGGGGTGAGGTGGTATGATTGGACTAAACAAGAATTTCACCCCCATACTTTAAGGACGAAATCACGAATGGTCGGTTCGTGTTTTGTTATCTCCGTAGTCGGCGGAGATTTACCAAGTGTTCGATAGCCCTGAAAGGAAGCTCGAACAAGGAGGTAGAAATATGGCAAAAGCAACAGATAGCGCAACGCAAAGCCCTCCAGTTGTGGAGAATGATGCGGAGCAAATAACTGACGCAGAACCAAAAGAACCCACTATCGAAGAACTAAAACAGGCGGTACTGGCTCTAACAGAAAAGGATGATAAGAGTCAAAAGGAGCTAAAAAGGCTGCAAGGAGTCCTCAGAAGCCAAGGTGTAACCAAGCAAGACTTGGCAGACCTACGGCAAGAGGTTACTTCTACACAGGATTTATTGGCTGAAGCGATGGATACTATAAATCAAGGCGGAGTCGGGGAATTTAATGAGAAACCCAAACCCTCCTACTCGGAGAAACTCAAGACCATGAGGCAGAGTAGCCAATCTCAAGAAGCCACAGACCCAGACGCTCCGCTATTCTTCGGCTATGCGATTAGCCAAGGCTTGACGTTAGAGAGTCCAGAAGTCAAAGAAGCCATGTCTGACGGCAGAACTGGCAAAGAGGCTTTTGAGTATCTTAAGGCGACAATAGCTGGCAGAAGTGAAGCTGCAAGAAAGGCAGAGATTACCGCTACGGTGCAAGCAGCACTGAAAAATCACGGACTTACACAAGGAGGCGCTGGAGCACCAACTACTGGTGGCGGAAAGTTCACGTTGGACAAGATTAAGAATATGTCTGATGAGGAAATAATTGCAAATCAAGAAGCCATCAATCAAGCTATGATAGCGGGTGAACTCAAGTAAAAATATAAAAGGAGATAATCTGCAATGGCTAATGACCCAACCCTAGCAGAAATGATTACGGGAGATTGGGTAGGCGAATCGTATAGCCAGATAGTTATAGCTCACACTCGTAGCAATCTGGTCATCGTCCCCCACTGTAATCACAAATTCACCCCTGACTTAAAGAAGGGTTCAAAGGTAAGCATTTCCGTTCTAAGTGAACCTAGTGTGGGTGACGTTACCGCTGGTTCTGAGCTAACCGCTGAGAACTGTGTGGGAACTCCCACTAGCATTACGGTTGACCAATGGAAAGGTGTACGTGTTGAGGAAAGCGAGATGCAGACAGTACAAGACCATCTTGATTATTTGGGCAAGGCTGCCCAGTCTTGTGGTTATGCTATCGCTAAATGCCTTGACCTCGCCATGAGTGCCTACTTCTCAACCCTCGGTGGATATGAAACGAGTGCCTACGGTGCTGATGGACAGACCTTTACGGATGACATCTTTATTTATCTGGTGGAAACATTGGATGAGGCGGATGTCCCCCTAGCGGGTCGAGTTCTAATCGGCGACCCGTCAATGAAGGCAGACTTACTCAAGATTGATAAGTTTGTCCGAAATGACTATATTCGTGGAGCGCCTATCGTAACTGGACAGTTTGGTATGCTATATGACACTAAAGTTCTGCTTACCAACAACCTCACCGCAGCCTCTACAGGACACTATGGTGTGCTGATGCACCCCGATGCTATCGGGTGTGTAATACAGAAAGACCCTTACTCTCAGCGAATAGTTGATGAGCTAGAACACCAAATCGTTTACCAGACAAAGATAATCTACGGTTCAGCGGAGCTTCGAGACACATTTGGGGTCCCGTTCTACACGAGGAAGGCGTAATATGCCCCTGTATGACTACCTCTGTGATATATGTGGTCAGACACGGGAAGTGCTGATAATGCATGGGGAAATGCCTCTGTGTTGCGATACTGTAATGCGGAGGCTTCCCTCCTCTCTAGCCATGGTCAAGATGAAAGGCGAGGGAGGATACCCTAGCAGACAGCACCAGCTTAAGGGCACAGCGCCCTATACCAGTGGTAGCGGGTTTGAAACCAATGTTACCACTGAGGTCGATGGAGAATGACGTTGGGGATTTATCCTCGCTCTATCACGTCAAAAAATAAGAAGGGAGAAAAACAAAATGAGTCAACAAGTAAAAGCGTCTAGGTTCTTTGAGGCAATTGGTGATGCCAACCAAGAATCAAACTTCAGGGGGAATTTTGCCCCTGAGAGGAAAAGCGTCACCTACGATTTCATGGAACTAGCCCTAGACGACACAAATAAATACACGCCGTACTTGGACACTACCAGTTCAATAGCACTAGCTGATGGGGGAATAACCCTTACGACTGCTGCTACTGACACCAAGACGTGCAGCCAATCACAAGGGGGTATCTGGTGGTATCCCGCAAGAAACCCAATGGTCGAAATGACATTCCAAATAGATGTTATCACAACGGTAGCCATCTATGCGGGATTCACTGATGCGGTTTCAGAGGCAAGTTCCTATCTGCCATTCAGTCTGACAACGGCTACTTTGGCAGATAAATGTACTGATGGTGCTGGTTTCCTATTTGATACGAACCAAACCCTTGCCTACTTTAATATAGTAAACACCCTAGATGGCACTGAGGCTTTTACTCAGCTATCTTCATCCCATGTACCCGTTGCTGCTACTGATATTACAGTAAGAGTTGCAATAGACACGGCTGGCAACGCAAGGTATTACTGGAATGGAACTGAGTGTGGGTACAAGGCTCTTGCAACGACTACCACAGTCCCGCTTGTTCCGTACTTTGGTATTAGGAACAACTCGGATGCTGCTCATATAGCTACCCTAAAACGTGTCAGATTGTGGTGTGACGAATAAATAATAAAAAAGGAGGATTGACCAAATGTCTAATGCAATAGTTCGAAAAAATGCCTCACCCGTCATAGGTGATGGCGATGCGACTGAATTAACCGTAGATTGCTTCGGCGACCTTTCGGTTGGGTCACTCGTAGAAAAGTGGAAGCGAGAAGGCAA